TTTCTTCATCCCAAATGCTCATAATTACTTCTGTTGGGTGATGAGGAATCTCAAAGACAAACCCTTCAATATCGGCGCAATCTTTGTACTGCGCGTTATCCCACTCCAACTCAGGGAAGAGTTCGGCAAATGTGAAGGTGGTCATATCAGCATAATCCCGCTCAAAAGGATCATTCTGGATAACCTCAGCTTCCATAGCCATGACGCATAGCGCGACGTAATATCCATCGTCTAAATGAACCGTGCAAATGGTAAGCCCGAAGTTATCTCTATTCACCCCCGCTTTATCCAGCGCACGTTGCACTTTCAGCAGGAGGGCGGCGCGTTCGGTGGGGGTCATTAACTTAACCCTCCGCATAACCGATACTCAATCCTGTAAAGCTGTTCACATACGCCACACAAAGGATCGGCTTTTTCAATCAGCTTCGCAATTTCTTCTGGTGTTTCCTTATAATTGCGGTCGAAGTTTGGCATTTCCGTGTCAAAAACGATGACGGTTTCGTCGGCTGTGTTAGTGAGAATCAGCTTAATGTAATCCGCGTTAATGTGTACGGATTCGTCGCGAGTGGTTGTCAATTTAATAATCGTCATAGTCTTATCTCCAAGCCAACCAAGGGTGGTCGGCGTACAATGTCGTGGCGAGAACCGTCAGCGTGGCGAGTGCGAGGAAGACGATCCCTGCGAATAAGGTGTAAGTGCCGAGCTTAGTTCGGCGGGTGCGCTTTAATTGCCCGTAGGCACTCCCGCCGTAGATGTCCGGGCGGTCACTGCATCTTGCGCCGTTGTACTTCCTAGCGGCTTCAATTGCGTCCTTTGGCTTGTGCGCCTTCTTTGCTTCGGAGAGTGGAAGGTCTTTCACTTTGCTTCTATCTCCCGTGGCGTCATCCGCTCCCCGTTCAGTTCTCCAACGATTGCCGCTGTAATCCCTGCCCTAGTGAGCGTGTTGCGGAATACATCGCCGCTATGACCCCGTAGAACAATCGTGTATTGCTTGCCCTGGGCGTCTACTGCCGTCACTTCCTGAACGCGGTTGTGACCAGAGTTGTAATCCTTGGTCACGCCTTGGGTTGTGAGTTTTAGGGTGGTCATAATGGCTTCACCTCTAATGTTCCGTCTGTGAAAATGCCCTTTAGAATCGTCTCGTACAGGAATTCCTGAGCGTCACGCGCCTTTGGTGGTCGAAGAGATTCAAATTGCGCGTAGTGCTTGCCGATCCACACTGAGTAAAGCGTCACGTCGTACTCTTCATCAAATTCAGCGTTTATTTCGTACTTGCCAATCTTGAAGCAAAGTTTGCTCTTGGAATTGAATCCAAGAACGGAATCTGGGACTTCAATCTCAGGCGTCACTTGTTGGATGTCTTGCATTACTTTAAGTCTCCCATATCAATGTAGGCTTGGATCATGGCGTCTACCGCGCCTTCGTATTCAATCACGTCTTCAATAGTGTCAGACCAAACTTGACCCGTTGCAGCCGATTCGTCTTGGTAAAACTTGCCGTCAGATGTTCGCTGGACATAGCCACCCATAGCGCAAGCTCCAGCTAATGCCGTCGGAAAGCTATCCGTCTCGTGGAAGTTGATCCTATTCCCATTGCTACCAGGGATGATGATTTTGTATTGTTTCATTGTGTTTCCTCGTCGCCGTGTTGCGGCTCACGTTTTATTATAGCAACGTGTTTCCGAAAAATGTAGGCAAAACGCGAGATTTTTTGCAAAAAAACTTTTTTCAGGTTCAAAATCAAAAAAGTAGCCGATTTTTGTACGGAAACTTTGGAAACTGGTTATAATAGGTTGTGATGACAGACAAAACACTCCCGGCAATGGTCTGGAAAGGGCTTGACGATCTGGTTCAGGTCGAAGTATGGAAGCGCGAAGGATATTCAAGCGACCATATCGCGGCGGCATACGGATACACGCGCCAGGGTTTGAACAAAAAGATTAAAGCACTTAAAGCAAAAGCCGCCCTGGAACAGAGCGGCGGCATTACCACCGACGAGGAAGAAGGCGGCAAGCGCAGTCATTCTACCTCCATGACAGACGAGGAAACACAATGAATAATCTATATCCCAAACGCATCCTAGCGATTGACGTTGAAACCACGGGCTTAAACAGCCAATACGACTACATTACTCAGATCGGCGCGGTAGTGATGGAGGACGGCAATATCGCTGGAGAGCCGTTCTATACCCGCGTACAACCGAACCTAGGCAAAGCCAAGATCAGCCTGGAAGCCTTGGCGGTTCAATCGGGGGACATAACCACTCCCGAAGGATTCAAAGCCGCAACCGACCTCATGCAAGCGTGGGTTGACGCTCCAAGCGCGAAGGACGTTGCCGCGCTATTCGCTACATGGCTCGGTACTACTCCCCCGCCGACGGTTGCTTTTAATGCGGGCTTTGACATGGGCTTCCTATCTCAATGGATGTTCCAGCAGAAAGCCTCGTTTGGCAAAACCAATCTAAGCCCTATCACGATATGCCCGATGGTGATGGCGAAAGCGGTCTACCCTGGCGGCAAGCAATACAACTTGGATGCAGTTCTTATTCTATGCGGTTTACCGCCACGTCCAAAGGCACACGACGCGCTCCAAGACGCGATTCTAGCTGGACAAGCCTACTTTGTTTTGCGGGAGAAACTTAATGGCTGATCCAAAAGCAGTAACAGAGAAGATTGTTGCGGTGGTTGAACCGTCCAGTCTAGCCTACAAACTCGGCAAAATCTCTCAGCACATCGGCACGATTGAGAAGAATGGCGAGAACAAGCACTTCAAGTTTATGTACCAAGCGTGGGACGACGTTCTGCCTCAGCTTCGGGAAGCGTGTACGACGTTTAACGTCTGGATTGTGCCTACGATGCTCGAAACCAAGATGCACACGGGGAACGCGGGGAAGATGTTCTATGAAGCCCGTGTAGCCCTTAGAGCCGTGGACATGGTTACAGGTGAATCTGAAACCGTGGAGTGGGTTGGTCTAGCCGATGCAAGCGATGACAAAGCCCCTCAGAAGTGCGGAACTCAGGCGTATAAGTACGCGGCATTGAAGCTGTTTATGATCCCTGCAAAGGATGATACGGATAGCGACGGACACGCGCCAAAAGCTGCACAACCAGCGGCTCTTAAGCCTACCGCGCTTGATACGTTTATTACCAAAGCTGGACAACCAGGCGAGGGCGATTTAGAGACGCTTAACAAGCTATGCACGGGTAATGACGGAGAGATAGACAAAGCCGCTAGAAAGACGTTTCTAGTTAACGCAATGGCTAAAGGCGTGAAGACATGGGCGGCACTACTTGAAGGAATCCGAGAAGACAAATTCAGTTAGGCATGACGGCGCGGATAACGAGTTCATCTACTTTAGCGTGAACTCGGAATCCTTGCCAAACACGACGTATTCGATTCTGATTGGACGGCATGACGGAACGGTGTTATGCGATTGCCCCGACGCAAGGTTTAGAACTCTCGTTGGCTACGTTCATAAGGAATCCACGACCTGTAAACACGTTCGCAGATTGAAGCTGTGGATTGAGGAAAACATAAACAATGATTAACAGAGTAGTGATAATTGGACGCCTAACCCGCGATCCTGATATGAAAACCACCAGCACGGGTAAAGCCGTTGTTGAAATCTCCGTCGCGGTCACTAAGAAGTTTAAGCCCCAAGACGGTTCACCCGATGCGGACTTTTTCCGCGTTCAAGCATGGGAGAAAACCGCTGAGTACATCAGCAACTATCTCACTAAGGGGCGACTGGTAGCCGTGGATGGGCGTTTAACCACCCGTAAATGGACAAAGGACGGGATTGAGCGTGAGGTTGTGGAGATTGTCGCTGATTCGGTGCAATCTCTGGATAGCCCAAAGGATGACGCGCCAAAGACGAAAGGTACTTCAAAGGTTGCCGCCGACATCGAAGACATCTTCGCAGACGAATAAGGAAAAACAACTATGTCAAAAAACTTTTACCAAACCCCCGCCGGGATGAAGGCGATTGAAAAATTTATCACCATTGAGGCAGATATTCCAGACGCTGACGGCTTTTGGATTCGGCATCATAAAGAGCGTGGAAGTTGGGCTATCTGCGAGGTGGAGATGCTCAACGAAAGCAGGGCGCACATTACGACTGGCGCACCTAGCAAATACTCCTACGTCTTAAAGCCTATTGACGCGAACAGTGATAAGGTTACTTATACTGGACCGTTTAAGCAGCTTAAAGAGGCTTCGATTTACCGCAAGGCGTTTCAGCCTAGCGATGATGTTGTGCGGAGTCTGGCGCGGAATCTGGAGGCGGCATCGTGACCACAATTACCGTACCCCCACCAAGCCGCGTCTTATCTCCAAACGGGGATAAGCACCATTGGACTAAGGTTAGCAAAGCCAAGAAGGAACACCGTTCGCTCGTTGCTATTTTAGCTAAACAACAACAAGCCGCTCCCATATCGGGGGCGGTTGAGATACAAGTAGATTGGTACATGGCGAACAAATCCTTTTATTGCCCGATGGACAACCAGAACGCAATTTCCGCATTAAAAGCCGCTATTGATGGCATTGTGGACGCTGGGATCATTGAGGACGATAACCGTAAGATTGTCAAGGCAATCTACCCTGTTACGCTATACCGAACGCGCAAAGAGCATCAGGGCAGAAGTGAAGTAGTGTTCACGATTCGGAGGGCGGCGTGAGCAATCTTTTTTTTGCCGAGTTTTTCGGAGTAGGTAATTTAGCTGAGGCGCAAAGGCGTACACAAAGTGAGCAAACTCCTTATGATGACCGTATGCCCGAGACTGACCACTTTGAGAACCACCCTGTAGGTATTCGGATGTTCGATGCTACGGCGCGTCCTGTTGGTAGACCAAGAGGCAGGGGCGGGGTTCACCGTGTACCTTTGACTGAGTTAGAGCAAAGCATCTGGGATCAGGTGCAAGAGGGAATTGCTCCAAGGTTTATTGCCGAGAACCACGGCTTAACTTGGAGCCAAGGACAAAGGGAGATTGTCCGGATTAAGAGCAAGATGCTCATGCGAGAAAGGAGAGCAAGAAAATGAAAGATGTTTATATTTCCCGTGAGGAATTGGACGTTCCATGCCCAAGCCCGGAGTATGACGTTGTGTTTGAGAAGTTAATTACAAAATGGTGGCTTCCGTTAAAGGCTCATGCTTACAAGATAGCAAAAAAATACGAGGTTGCGCGTGAGCTTCATATTGATACGATGGCGAAACTTTGGGAGAACCGCTACAAGATTGATCGGCTTTACAATTTCTTTAATTGGGCTAAGACGATGATGGCGCGTTTATACATTGATGAGTTAAGGAAGTATTGGTATCACCAAAGGAATATCTATACAGATTACAAAACAAGGGATTTGGCATATAGCACGGATGGATCGCAAGAGGGAGAAACAAGCGGTATGTCAACATACGGGCTTATTGGAGCCGACTCAGATAAAGGAAATGGGAGCAAATTTGTACAAAACGCCATCTTCGTTACGCAAATTACCAGCGTCCTTACTGACGACGAGCGCAATATCCTAAAGGCGATTTACGATGAAGAACTTACAGCAGACGAGGCGGCAGAAAAATTGAATATCACTACTCCAGCACTTAAAAGCAAACTTTACCGGAGCCTAAGAAAGATGAAGCAAATCAGCGGGGCGGCTGGATATGTTTGACGAATACATTCCCGTACACTCGAAAGAAGCGGAGATGTGCGTTCTTGGCTCCATGATGCTATCCGAGAAGGCAATCTCTGAGGTAGGGCAAATCATCACGGCTGAGGACTTTTACCAGCCAAGCCATAAGCTAGTGTTTCAAGCGATCCAGCAGCTTGCCGCTAAAGGTTCAGCCGCCGACCTGGTAACCGTCCGAAACTCTCTGCAAGAATCGGGCAGTCTCGAAATGTGCGGCGGAGTGCCGTACTTGGTTGAGGTTGCTAACTCCACACCGAGCGCACTTAACGCCAAAGAGTACGCCGAGATTGTCAAGGAGAAGTCTTTGATGCGAAGCCTTGAATCGGCGGGGCAGGAGATAATTAGGCTATCGCGTGATCCAGAGTTAGAGATTCACCAGCGGATAGACCGGGCGTTGGAATTGGTTGCTAACGTATCGAATAGCCGCGTAGGGATGATTCAACCTGTTTCTATGGCTCAGTGCGTCGCTGATTTTATCGCAAGGACTGATGAGCTTTACGACAACGGGGTAGTCGCTCCTAGAGTGCGAACAGGATTCTCTGCGCTTGATGCAATCATTGACGGGCTTTACCCAGGTCAATACACCGTTATTGGAGCGCGTATGGCGATGGGTAAGACCGCGTTTCTAATTAGCATGGCTCTCAATATGGCGCGTGATGGTCACCGGGTGCGTTTCTACTCGCTTGAAATGACCAAGGATCAGATTGTCACCAGGGCGATTAGCCAAAGAAGCGATGTACCAGCATGGAATATTAAGAACCAGCTAAATGATCGGCAATTCCAAGCCGTAAACGATGCCGCGAACGAAATCCACAATCTGCCGATTGACTTTGTTGACCCGGATAGTTTGCACGTTGAGCGACTTGTCTCGCAGGTGAAAGGCATACCAGCAAAGGAGCTACCAGAAGTAATCCTGCTGGACTACGCTCAACTACTGGAGGCGTCTGGAAAGTTTGGCACGGACGCTGAACGAAAGGCGTTCATATCAAACCAGCTGCGGGGGCTTGCGAAGTCTACAGGTTGCCACGTAGCGGCATTGGTGCAAATGGGAAGGACTACCACGAATAGGGCAAACAACCGCCCGACACTTGCCGATATTGCGGACTCTGATAGGTTTGCAAGAGACGCGCACAACGTGATCTTGTTGCACCGTGAAAGCTACTACCGAAATGAAAGCCCGGACGAAGACGAGTTAGAAGCAATCGTTGCGAAAAACCGGGAGGGCAAAGTAGGCACGGCGCACCTAGCAATGGTGATGAGAACTACTAGGGTAGGCGATCAAGGATGAGCGAGGTTGAAGTGAAGCGGGAGCCGTTTGTGATTATGCCGATTTGGGTTTACAACCTAAAGGCGGGGGCGACGTTCAACCAGGTTTACCTAGCGATCCAAACATTCACCGACGGCAATGGGCAAGGCTTCCCTACATGGGAGGCTATTGCCAGCCGTGCCGATGTAACCGAGCGCACGGTTGGACGGGCAATCAAGTTCTTCAAAGATCGTGGGGCGATCACCGTTGAGAACCAATACCGAAACAATCAACAGGTGCAAAATCTCTACACTTTGCCGATGGACAATCCTCAAAATACACGCCCTGACACTGGAGTCACCCCGTCTATACGCCCTGACTCCACAGTCACCCCCGCCCTGACTCCACAGTCATACAGAACAAGAACCATAGAACAAGAACCATATAAAGAAAAAGAAAAAATACTAAAAGAAAAAGAAACCACGCCAAAAACTGAGGCGATTGAAGAGTTTGTCTCCAAGGTCAAGGCTAGTTACCCGCCCCGAACTGGAAACATGGGTTGGAAGTATTTCACTCAAAGAGCCGCGTCCCATTTTAAGACCGCCAAGAGTAAAGATGATTTTCTCCTAGCTGTGTTGGCATACAAAAAAGAGTGCGCCATGCTTGAAACTAGCCCGCGACACGTAATGATGCCAGCCACGTTCATAGCCAAGCACTACGACTACATTCCAACACACCAAGAGCAACCAGCGGAACGAAAGGTAATCAAGATTGCCCCCTGGAAGGAAATAGGAGCGCGATGAATATACCAAAACAGCCCCGCAATTCCACAAAAACCCCGTTTCTAGGCGTTCTGATGCCTTTCCCGTCTCAGAACACGGGTGGCAAGGTAGAGGCGGCTTAAACGGCGAAAATAACATAACAAAGGAAAACCAAAAATGACATATCCACCAATCACCGAAGAACAAAAACAGCGCATCATGGCACTAGCGAGGCACAATAACCCTAAATGGGAGTTTAGAACTACGGACACGGGCTATCGAATCAGTATTGAATCTGAGAGTGAGTATTTTAAGTTCAACCGTGGTATATCAATACTCGCGGGATACATGAAGATTGCCGAGATTCTTGGATGCAAGAACCTAGACGAAAGCGGTCGAAGTGTCTCTGAGGGTTGCGATACGTGCGACTTTGGATGGAAATACTCGCTTGACCTGGATGTCTGGTAAAAAGAAAACCCCGCCCTAATTGGGCGAGGTCTTTCGTTGCTTGGCTAGGAAGCGGGATATTCTAGCAGCTTCCTCGGGGGTGCAAACCCACCAATACTGTTTCGAGCCGGGTGGATGTTTGCGAGGTCTGCCGCGTGGTTTCTTTGGGGGTTCGGTCATTTTTCCCTGTACCCTTCCGCTCGGAGTTGCTTTATCTTGGCTTCGTACTTCTTTTTGTTTTTGAATAGCTCGATTCCATAGAACGGGGAGCCGTCTTTGTAAAAGTCTTTCCCGTTGTGCGCTGAAATACTGTACTTGCTTGATCCAACGCCGTACATGGTCGTGTAGAGCTTCATTGTGTTACCTCCGCGTTTGGTGACCATGCAACAAGATTACCGTTTGCGCTATCGTTTCCAGCTACCCAAGTGATCCCGTATTCAGATAACTCGTTGCGGTGCGTTTGCATAATTGCGGCGCGGTAGTCTTCGTCTCTCATGTGGAATCGGTCAGATCGTCGGTAGCGATTGGCAAAGTCTTCCAGGCTATCTGCTGGTACGCGGTTGCCGCCAAACAAGACAGCCGGGTGATTTGGGCTTAGGCGTGCGTTTATCATGCCACGGTTTCCGATTTCTTGAATTAGCTTTGCTTTTTGGGCTTTGTAATGATCCCAGCTAACTGTTTTGGATTGGAAGGACTGGTGAAGGTCTGCGTATTCGGATTGAATTTGGGCTACGGTTCTTAATGTTTGCATTGTGTTGTATCCTGCTATGAGTTCGGCATAGCTCCCTAGAATCTCTGGACTCTAGGCAACCCTGCCGGGGTTGCTTTGCTTTTAATCTACCGGGGCGTACCCTGGTTTATACATCTTGACGGGGGGATTCTGCATCTGCAATTTCTTTGCAAGTTCAATCGTGAAGCCTCTCCAGTACGATTTATCTTGATGGCATAGGATATGAGCGTGTCCAGTCTCCCGGTCTACTAATTCCAGCCACCAGCCGCCATGTTGTTTGCCCATCCACTCAAGTTGCAATACGTGAGTATCGTTCTGCTCAATGATCGTCATAATTTCACCACCATCGCGCTAGGGTCTAACCACGGGTTGATACCGTCCGCATCCGTGACTCTAAACCTTTCGAATCCTTGATCTATCGCCCATTTCTTAGCCTCTTCAAACCGTGACCCGTCGCCTACGGTGATAACATCCTCTGCCCATTCCGGGTCACCCTTTCGGTGTCCCCATAATACGAATTCTTTCATAGTTCCATTGCCTCCTACTTTTTCGATTGTGTATTTCATTACTTCGATCCTCCATAAACGAAAGCCGCCTTGCACTCCATGAATTGAGTTTGGGTTACCGAAGCTCCACACGCTTCACGAATCGCGTTCACGTCGGCAGATCGTCCAGCACCAGGGATGCTGAAGTAATGGCAAGCGACGAAGATGAAGGCTGAGGCTAGGAAGATGCCTAGCGTGGCGAGTAGAGTTAGTTCTATTTTATTCATTTGGTTTTACCTTTGCCTGGCTCTTCAGTTAGGGGCGGCAATCCCTAAGACCCCGAAGGGTTTCGCCTTAGATTCTGGTTAAGTTGTAGCCAATCTCATTCTTGCCGTAGTATGTGCGCTCCAGCAGGTAACCACACTCTTTCAGGGCGTCGCATAGGGAATTGATACCAACTCCAGCGCATGAGCTAATCTTGCCATGCTCAGCCGTGCCACGCTCAAAAAGCCATTTGAGAGAGTAAGCAAGGCAAGCGGAGTGCCTATCATAGCCGCAACCACTAGCAGAAGCCAGCTTGATACCGCCGATGGTGTAGACCGTGGGGATGTTGCCCCATGTGCGGGATGATGTAAAGACTACGCCAAGCTGAATTGTGCCGCCTGACTTTTGGATTAGGTTTTGGGAGAGGAAGAAGTCTTGGATTCGAGATTCGGTTGCGTTGAGTTTTTGTGTTTTCATTTGGTTTACCTTTGCGCCGATTGCTCGGCTACATAATCATTATTACATAAATAATTGGAATTGGTAGGGTTGAGGCGCATTTCCATCAAATATGTCATGCGTAGGTTCAAAATTGAGGCGTGATTATGGGCAAATCATCAAAAAGATCAAATGTATGCGGTGATTACATTTAACCTATGATAAGATTGTAAACTTAGGTTCAAAAAGTTAGCCTTGGCTAATTTAGGTTCAAACATATAGGCACAAACTCGCCTCAAAAAACGTTCAGGGGGAAAGGGGGAACGGCCAAAATCGTCAGAAATATCATGCGATTTGAACCTACGCCCATCCAAGAAAACAACAAAATCATCAAAAAGATCATGTTTCGCGCATCATGTGGGTATGCTCCGGGCGTCTGGAGAAATATATGCTAGCGATAGATGCAGGTCACGGGATGATGAATACAGGCATTGGCTATGATCCAGGCGCGACGGCTCGGCACGGCGGCAAAACCTACAAGGAAGCTGATATAGCCCTGGAGTACGCACTCACGATGAAGCAGGTGTGTATTGACCTTGGGATACCGTACAAGCTGACCAGAAGCGTTAAGCTGCAACCCGCGCCATTGAAGCACCGAGTATCCCGTATGAAGGGCGCGACGGCATTGATTAGCTTCCATTGCAACGCAGGAGGCGGTACAGGTACGGAGACGCTATTTGGTAGCTCGAAAGATGTTGCCTGGTCTAGATCGGTACAGGAAGCGGCACTAAAGGGCTTGGAGCTTAGGGATCGGGGTATCAAGGACGATTCAACGATTAGGCACGGCAAGTTAGCGATACTCCAAGGCTCGTTCCCGTCTGCTCTCTTGGAGCTTGGGTTCATTGATAACCGGGATGACGTACACCGGATGACCGAACGGGCAAGGCGTTTGAAGGTTTGCTACGGCATCGCCACGGCATACATCCGAATATATGGAAACAAAAACTAGGGATTTGGCTAATGAAATTCATTATAGGGAAGCACAAAACATTATTAGGTGGCACGGCATGAATTACGGCTTATTGGCTCTTGCGGTGTGCTTGGGGACGTTTGTGGCGGATATTCTGAAGATTATGCTTGCGGCGTTCATCGAAGTGCGGAGCGGTCAAGAGTTGTGAACGAAAAAGAGGTGATGAGCGTTGAGTTTTGATATGTCTGGACTTAATAAGCAGGTGCCGTTATGGGGATTTATTCTCTCTGTTCTCGTTGCGTTCGGTGGAGCGGCTACGGTTTGGGGGCAATCGAAACAGGAACTGGTTGCGCTCAGGAATGACCTTCAAGCGGCAAAGGTTCAGATGGAAGAAGAGAGGCGGGAAAGCAACGAGAGGTACAAGGCGATCAGTGACCGATTGGCGTACATCTCCGAAACGGTTTACGAGATTAAAGGAAAAGTGAACAAATGAAAGACAAACTAATTCTTGCAGGTGCTTTAAGCGGGCTATTGGGAGCCGCTAGAGCCGATTACGAAGCGTTCAAGTCATGGAAGAGCGCAAAGGACGCGTTGACCTATGATTGGAACATTGCGTTCTGGCGATGGTTCCAGGGCGGAATCATTGGAGCGGTTACGGTGGCGGGACTCTTTGAGGTGGCGGCATGAGCAACCGAATACGCTTTGGCGTTCGCGTCCCCTTCTTCCGTAATGCGGGGGTGTTGGTGTTCCGCAAGGTATCTCCAGCGAATACCCAACGGTTTAGCGAGTTGGTGGGCTTGGTGCGCTTGCTGCTGAATGAGCAAGGGCAATCCAGCGACTCTATTGTGTTTGAAGTTACTCCGTCATGAGCGAACATCTTCCGGCGTCCGTAGATATAGCCTCGCTGGTGCAATCACTAGCGGGGTGCGACTATAACCATTTTGACATTGCAGAGATTATCGGGTTGCCCGTGGATCAGATGCGGCGGGACTATGCGAACCAACTAAAGGCGCGTGAGGTGTTGATTGATGATGCCTACTATTGCGCTCAGAGTCTTGTTAAGCGGCTTCGTCGGCACTTGGAGGCAGGGACGCATGAATCTATGCCACGGCACGTATTCAACGAGAGTGCCAAATTGGTTGTGGAGACGCTCAAAAGTAAGGGTGGTTGGACGGTTAACCCTGTGACGGCTACCCTGAACTACGACATGAGTAACCCCGAAGTGGTCAAGGCTTTGAAAATTCTCGGAGTCGAGCTTGGCTAAATCGTTGACCTTCCCCAACGGGAAGAAGTCAATCATTCTCACGGATGCCGAGAAGGAAGCGGCGGCGCGTACATTGCGATTAGCCGAACGCGGCGTATGTCTTTGGGGCAATCAGTTCAAGGACAATGCGCGGGATGCCTGTAAGTTTATCTTTGGCTACATTCACACGCAAGAGGAAACCACGGGTGCAGAGATGCGGATACCTCGTAAGCGGTATCTGATGAACATTGCCCGGAATTGGTACAAGTGCCGCAGATCGGGCAGGACGTTCTACATCCACAAGTCACGGCGTTTGATTGTGTCGTGGTTTGTGCGCTCCCTAGAGCTATTTGCGGCGGGTTTCAGTAGCGCGGGCTTTGGTATTGCCGCGAAGCACTTCCAGGGCATGAACGGTGCTTGTGCGTTCGTTTGGCGTGTGTACTTCCTGTATGAGAGCTTGCGCGTCAATTACCCTGAATGGAACCTAGAGAAATCTAGTCCTCGGGGTGCGGTGCTGAGTAAGGAATTAGACACGCTGATTCTGCCCAACGGAGCTATTTTCCACGCGCTCAATAGCGATAAGGAAGGCGTTCGCGGTGGCGGTATGTCTTATATCGCTTATGAGGAATTATCGGGGTACTCCAATCCTGATGCGGTCATTGGGCAGGGTCGAATCATTGTGCAAGGTCCAGCGGGTGAGGTCGGCGGCATGGTTTGCGCCATCTCTAACGCGAGTGCCAATCCTGAGTATAAGGCTCAGATCAAGGGTGACCACCAGATCAGACCTGTGGTAGTGCCAGACAAGACGTACAACGCGGATAGCGGCGGTTTGGTGCAAGTGATCCACTACAAGGCAGACCCGGCGAAGGATGACGCTTGGGTGACGCTAACAAAGGCTGGAGTACCGCCCCGTGAGTGGGAAGCGGAAATGGAACTCAGCGACGAGATACATTCAGGCGATCCCGTCCACGCGCAATTTGAGTACGCGATCCATGCTCCTACATCTGGCAGACATGAGTTATGGAAGATTGACCCTAACGGCGAACTTATTGGATCGTGGGACTGCTCCACTAGCACGGTTAACTTCTCGTTCGTGCTGAAGCAGATCACAAAGAATCGCCACGGCGAAGATCAGGTGCAAACGTTGCTTGGCTATGACTCCGGGGGCGCATCGAACATCTATGCCTTTTGCGAGGGCTTGATGGCTCATTTGCGGCGTAGTTATCCAAGGCTTGAAGGTTGGCGCATTGAACACTTTGGCGACCCTGCAATGACCGCTCGTAGTGGAAGCGATCCCAACGGACGCACCATGCAGGAGATTATTCGCTCACTTGGCTATAACATCAAGGTCGCCCCAACTCAAAACGTGCAAGATCGTCTCAACGGAACGGACAGACTCCAATCTCAGACGTTATCCGATGGCTCCCCGCGTTGGGTAGTCAATGAGTACGGATGCCCTACGCTTGTTGAGGCTTTGAAGGGCGCGTACTGTTGGCGTGAGATTAAGAATGTGCATACGGGCGGGCAGACGGTGTACAAAGAGCCAGCGAAAAATGGATTTAGTCACGCTGCGGATGCTAACCAATACGGCGACTTGGTAGCAGATCGAAGGATTAACGCACCAAAACAATCTAGGGAAACATCAGGAGGAATGAAGTTCAATGAGAAAGCGGCATTTGGTAAGCCTAAAAGGTAAGCGAGTAGCCTATCCACCGATGCAGGGCGTCACGATGGCGCGTGGCACTATGGCGGTTGCGCTCTATGAAGGCGAGGATACGCAAGGGGCGATCATTCTCACGGACAAGAGCCAGGACAAGGCTATTAGCTGGTTTGGTCGCGTGGTTGCTGAGAATCATTCAGGATTTAATCTTGGTGATGAAGTAATTACTCTCCCGATGCAAGGCAAGATTTTAGAGCGTTGGAATTATCGTGGTTGCAAGTACCCGATAGTCCAGATGTTAGGTATTGAGGTGGACGACTCGGCAGGTGAAGCTGAAGTAAGAAAGCCAGGTATGGAGACTCAAATCGTTATGAAAATTGAAGAAAAAGGAATCACGCTACCCAAGGGAAAGATTTTAGGCTTTGTGAAGTATCACAACAAGACGGCTGGAGGACTAATTTTGCCAGACCGCGCTAAGAAGTTTGATTCTACGTGCGTTGTGCTTGCCGTAGGCGAAGGGAGCGAGGTTAAGCCCGGTGATAGGGTGATGTTCTCTGAAAGGGGCGTCATTGAGGCGCATGGCGATAGCTTCAAACAGTTCTACCCGGAACTAAGCGAAGAGGAAGGACGGTTGATCGTAGTGAATGAGTCGGCACTCTGGGCAATAATTGAATGAAAGATTTTGTAATTGACGTAAACGATAAAAAGGCAGGTACTAAGTTCAACAAGAACGATGAAGTATCAAGGCTAAATCTTGCCCAGCAGATCATTGATTATGCGGATAGTGACGAGAGTACGAAGGGAGATTTGCGCCCCGTATGGGATGAAACCACTTCGCACTATTACACGGTTAGCCCTGAGAGACTGATTACGGGACACATGGCTTCGCCTAGCAAGATGCCCGTACCTGTTTTGTCTAGCCGAGTAGACGCGATTGTAAACTACATTACGGGTGCGATTACGAACGCATACCCGTACTTTGTGGGTAACGCTTCGGGTGATGACTATAAGAAAGTCAATCAAGCTGAGGCGATGGTTCAATGGGCTTTAGACCGTGACGGCTTCCCTGCTAAGGCTAGGCTCTCGGCATGGCAAGCTGTAATGTTCAACAGATCGTATTTCTACGTGACGTTTGGGGCTACGCCTAAGAGTATGCCGGACGCTTTGGAAGGAAGCGCACCCGTTTCTAATGATCCAGAGTTTGCAGAGTGTGGCGTCCGCGTTAAGGTGATCCACGCTAAGGACTTTATTGCGTACCCGAATAATTGCGAGAGTTTGTCAGAGTGTGTGTTTGTCGGGTTTAAGGCAGATCGTACACTAAGGCAGATTCGCGCCTTGATGGATCAGGGGTACTTTATTGAGCAGGAACTGATGGAGTCTACAAACGCGGGTGAAGACTTCCAGAAGGAAATTGACGCAGGAGGACCATCAATATCATACGAAGACACCGTAGACGAGCCAGTGAAGACCATCATTGGGCTAGCCAAACTGGATTTGGACAAGAAGGGCAGTTCGTCGTGGTGGGAAGTCGAAGTTTTAGAGTCAAGCCGTCAAACCCTGAGAGTAGTACCTTACACGTACCACAGACCATGCTTCTTCGCCCCGACGATTTTACAGCCTTACGGCGAGATATTGACATCAGACTCGGTAGCAAGGAGAATTCTTCCAGCGCACAAGATGATTCAGGAAGCGGTGAATCTACAACTGGACGGGATGATGGTGACGACCTTCCCGATGCAATTCTATAACAAGGACAAGGGATTGCCGCTTGAAGTCAATAGCTACTCTCCGGGGCAACTTGTAGGATGCGAAGGTTTGCCAGAGTTTGTATCGTTCGTAAGCCAATTTAATCCAAGCATGACAGCGGCGATTATTGACATGGGCAATACGCTTGCCACTCAGGCTGGCTCTATTCCAGACACGGGTACAGGGACGCAATACAACGCTAATTCTACAGCGGCGGCAGTGAACGCAACGGAAAGCTCGAAAGATGTTTCGGTCAATGCCTACCTTTCCATGTACGCGGGAAGTGAACTCGGTGAAATGGCTGAGTACGTGCGCCATCTTTGCTATGAAAATTACGATTTGCTTTATGGCGTCTATGGCGCGGCTTTGCCATGCAAAAGTCAGGACGACTTAGACGTAAAAACCCATTTCACGGTCAATGGTCGCAACGCTGGAAGTTCTCCACAGAGCCAACTTGCAGGTATTGATGCGATTATGGAAAGGCTTAAATCCGTGGATATGTCAAATCCGGTAGAACGTGCATTGCTAAAAGCATTTGTACGCGCCACCAACGTCAGCAACGAACAAGAGGTAATGAATGAGCTTGAACAACTTGAACAGCAGATCACCGAGCAACTCGCCGCCCAAGAGCAAATGCAGTCAGGAATGGGCGACATGGCACAAGGGATGCCGCCTGGAATTGATCCAAGTGCTTACGCGGAGGAGGGAGCGATGCCTGGAGGACTTGACGAGTTCGCAGGGTATTGACGTGCCTAAACTTCAGGGCAAGGCAGAGGAATTACGCATTTTGATTACGACACTCCAGACATTAAAAGAAGGGCGTATGCCTTTTGAGGAAAACCTATGACAGACGATCAAGAACTAATCATTGATGACATTGACGAACTAGAGGTTGATTTAGGCGAAGAAGAATCAACCCCCGAACAAGAAGACGCAGGGGCATCACAAGTGCCGCAAACGCCCGTGCAACAGCCACAGCAGTACGTTTCTGAGGCTGATCGGCTAAGGCAACTAGAAGCTGAGGCAAACCGCATGGGTTACAGCCTGAGAGAAGCGGCTGAAGAGGAAGAAGAGGAAGATGAGGACGAGTTTTCTTTTGACGATCCTGATATTCGGGAAGTTAAGAAGCACGTCAAGAAGCAGAGCGCAGATTTAAGTGAATTGCGCGATGAAATCAGGGCAGAGCGCGTGTTTACAAACAACATCGAAAGCCTTGTGAGAGACGCGCAGGAATCACTTGCTCAACTTGGGTCAGAGCTTACGGCAGATGGGCGCGACAAGCTGGTTAAGCTGCTTAATCAATCCGATCCTATTGCGCTCCAAAGCTTGATGCAGGACAACACGCGCAAACTTGCGGTGATTGCAACGGTGATGACTAATCCAGAGTTTTCCAAGACCGCAAAAGGCACTACGAAGGCATACAGCCCCATTGGTAGGGTGGATGCTCCTGGTATCTCGCGCACACGTAGCGATGCGGCTCCAACAATCCGGATCAGCGACATTGACAAAGATCAGATGGAGTTTATTAAGGCATCAGCAGAGCGTGACGCTAGGGCAAAAGGTACGACGGTGGACGCTGAGATTAAAGCGGCAGTGAAGGATTACGCGAAACGTGGTCTTTTGACAATGAAGAGGTAAGAAACCATGAGAAAAGAAGAAAAGACAGAAGCAGTAGCCGAGTTAGAGGCGACTTTAGGCATTGTTGACACTCCAAAGGCTGAACCAACGGGTACAGAGCTTGTTGCAGAGGCGTTTTACGAGAGTTTGAGCGACACTAGACCAAGCAACACGACCATCATGGAGTGGGTAAACGAGATCAACCAAAAGCAAGACAAGATCAAGTTCTGCTATGCCGCAAATACCACTATGGGCGTAGGCGCGGGTGCTGAGGACGGGGTTCAGATGATGCTTAACAAGGGCTACGTCAAGGTATCTCGCCAGGTGCTAGATGATTTTGGTGCGCCTAAGTGGGATAATCCTTCTATTCACGTTCTTGCGTTACGGAGAGAGCTTGCAGACGCGGAAAGAAGGGAGCTTAACGAACAGGCAAGGCGTTCGCTTAAACACTTTGGTCAAGGCGGCGTAGAGGGCAAATACGAGCCAGGAGCAGGTGAAACGTTCGTTGTAGGAGCGCAAAACTAACAAATTGGGGGCAAATAAGCCCCCTTTTTTGCGTTTGAGACAAAAATTTTGTGCCGTTTGTTACTTAACATAGAGGCTCGGTGCCTCATTAGGAAAACAAACACATGAGCTTACTAGGAACACTAGGCACGTACCGGATTATGAATGGCGCAACGCCGATTATTCGTAATCTTACGGAAGCCGCTTCTCAATCTTTCAAGGCAGGTCACCCGGTTATTCTTACGTCTAACAAGGTTGCTATTGCTACTACCGCTGGCGCGCTTGTTGACATTGTGCAGTCTGGCACTACATTCAACTCCACTAACTACGACAACGCAAACATGACCGCAACAACCGTTGTTGGTATTGCGCTTGACGACGCTACAGGCGTAACGGACGCCCCTTGCAGAGTTTTGATTTGCACCGAAGACGTTGAGCTTTTGGCAAACATTGTTCATAAGACTGTCGCGAGTGGCGTTACCGCTACTACACAGATTGGTCAAACGCTTGGGCTTATGCTCGGAACGTTTACCACTACTACTGCTGATGCGGCTGGGGAAACCTACACTGCAAAGCGCACACTTGCCGCCGCGTTTGATACCACGGGCGACTTTGTTATCACAGAGGTTCCTAAGTCTGGAGTTCTCTTTGGTCAGGTCTGGGGCAAGATCGTATCCGGTTCACGAGGACCACTCGCAAGTTAAGGAGATATAGACAATGCCAATTACAGCAACTAACGCACCATTACTTATTGATCGAATCAATAAGGTCATTCTTGAACAAGAAGCGAGTATCAATAAGCTCGCCCCGACCATCTTCTCAGGCGAGTACAACAAGGAAAGTTCGCAAGACTTCATCCGTGGCGTATCGTCCATGCCTACCCCATCGCTGATTGGCGTTTCCGGTACTTCCGGTATCGTCAACGCAGTGAGTCCTCACACTCTCACAATCACCTCCGACAAGTACGGTTCGTCCTACCGAATCGGTGAATCGTTTGAGTATTGGGATAGCCGAAAGGAAGACGTTGCCGCAATGATGGCAAAGGGCTTCCTTCGCTCCTGGGTTGACCTTGAAGAAACCATTGCTGCTAACGTGTTGAATCTTGGATTTACTACAGGCGCAAGCGGTGGAACAAAGGTTCTGGAAGCTACCACTTCCATTGCCCTGTTCAGCGCATCGCACACTCAGCGAGACGGTTCTACAGTAAGCAACACAGGTACAGCGGCTCTTAGCCTTGACGCTCTTCAAACAGCGGTTATTGCGGCTCAGTACGCAAAGGACTACGACGGACGACCTTGGATTAGCATGGGCGGCGTGACACTTCACGTTGGCACTGCTCTTTCCATGCTTGCAACTCGGATCGTTGGTTCGACAATGGACCCGAACACTGCAAACAACAGCACCAACCCGATCAAGAAGAATGGCGTAAGCCCTTACAACGGATTTGTCACTGGTGTTGTGGTTAACCCTCGCATCACTGGTAGCAACTGGTTCTTGCTCCCAACCGACAAGAGCGACCGTGCGATTATGAAGGTTAAGGACTTTGACACTGGCATCGTCTACGACCGAACTAAGGCTGGCGACAACGGAGATCACATCTTTGACCGCCGCGCACACATGGACGTGTTTGTTTCGCAATGGCAAAACACCTACGGTAGCGACGCATAAGGAGAAAAAGGTATGCCTTCAAATTCTTCTTTGCGATTTGACGGACTGGGTCTAACCAACCCAGTCAAAGACATTACGGTTGGTACTGCATTTGTCGGGACAACCAACCTTGCGCCTAACGGTATGGAATTCTTTTCCAGAACCGTGACAATCACTTCGGCGGCGGCGGCAACTCCGGTTTCTATCATTGCTGATGCAGAGGTTGGAACGGGTCGCAAGGTCTATGTCCAGCAAGTTATTGCCACCGTTGGCGGTGCTACGGCGTGGTCAACTACAGCTAACGTTAAGGTTCAAGATACCAACAGTTCGGCTGTTGACTTCTTCACTATGCTTGTTGCGGCTCTTGGGTCAAACGCTCGGGCTGTCTTTGGAAGTGCAAACACAACCATCGAAACAGCGGCAGGATCAATGACTGGCGGCACTGCTGGTAAGGGGCTTCAAGTTGTCGGTAACGCCAACGGTGCAGGCTCCACTCTTACGGTTACGGTAACAGGGTTCATCGGCTAATGCTATTTTCGGAAGTTCAGACTGAGGTTCAAGCTGGTCATTCCGGCATTGACCAAACAACGGCAAGGTTCTTTATCCAAGAGAGCCTTAACGACTTGTGTTCTGAACTTCCACTAGCATTATCGTCTTGTTCATTGATCGTCACGTCTGGCACTGGGGAGTACAGCATTGCCGCTGGCTCCCCGTTTTATCTTCTCGGTAGTGCAACGGCTACATCTTCGCTTCAAATTGATAGGCTTAACTCTGTATTCTATGTTCAGTCTTCTACAAGCGCGTATGAGCTAAAGCCAACCACCACAGAAATTCTTGATGCAATTTATCCTGGTTGGAGGTACGAATCTACCTCACTTCCAACGCATTACTACATTGACCGCACATCCGCTGGTGTACCTGTTATTGGGTTTTATCCTGTCCCTGGTACAACATCTAGCCCCGCCAATGGCACGGGCTTCCCACGGGTTGATATGCGGTTCAGAACGCGCATAACGGCAACCTACGGTGGTAGCGATGCGGTTCCAGATTCTTTCCCGTACCCTATGGCGATTGTCTATGGTGCGCTTTACCGTATTGTTGGCAGAGAGACGGATTCAGGCTTGGAGAACAAGTGGCTCCGTATGTACCGTGCTGAGATTGGGAAGATTCAGTCCTCAGTGCTTAAAGAGAGCCAAGATTTGCCCCGCGTACAATCCTCAGTGCGGGGGTTTAGCCTTTGAGTACGCCCGTCGTATTGTTCAAGGCTGGTGAAGTGCCATGCCAGGGTCAGTATTCAAGTATTGATCCTATTGCGCTTCAGAACGGGCAATGGGCTAAGATCACCAACATTCGCACGGACGATGCAACCATGCGGGTTCGACCTCCTGCGACCTTGCAACTGGACAATACAGGGCTTGACACGGATAGTACGGTTGTTGGCTCTTATTTTAGTTTCAACACTAACCAGCAGATTCTAGCGGTATGGGATGCTTCGGACGCGAGGGTAAAGATTTGGCGCGATAACGCGGGTACGTATTCCGAAATGACCGACGCATCTTCACGGTTTACGACCAACGCACCTGTTAGCTTTGTTGAAGTGCAAGAAGGTTATACGGCTGGTATGCCTAACGGTCCTGTGCTTGCGCTTGTTGCTCAAAACGGGTACGAAGCTCCACGGATTATTAGGCGCGTGAGTATTTCGTACACAAGCCCGTTCTCGGTAGTAGATACGTTAACCCCTCCTACTGCTGATCTATGCACGGCAGAACCTTACGGCGACACAACTTGGAAGATTGGGGATAGGGTTGCTGGAAATCTCTCAGTAAGCGATGCTGACGTTACGGCGTCCATTGGAACACTTACGGGTATTGGGACATACGTTTCGTTTAACTACACAACCGCAACGGACGTAAACGACTACGGGCGAATCACTTTTGCTGGTAGTGCCGCGAGTACCAATAGCCAACTCCAGATTATCTACAATTCAACCCTAAGAGACATTTGGGAGCGCGTATCGGTGGCTATCAATGTTGGAGGTACAAAATACTACCTTCACTTGGCAGGAACAACTGAGCCAATTTACGATGATGTTGGTAACGGGTATTCGTGCGTTGCTTTTGATTGCCGCTTCGTTCGCACAGGAACAGGAATCACAACCCAAAGTGCTTTAAGTAGCCTTGCTAACATGGGAACGACGCTTGACTTTGAATGGACGGGCGCGTTACCTGCATCGGGCGCGGTGGTGCTGAACATCTTTGGCGTCTTGCCTACAGGTTCTATTCCGTTCGGAGTTCAGTTTGCAAGTTCATATTTTATCCAAGAGACGCGGCAAGAATCCCCCAGCGTGGTTCATAAGTCGCTGTTTCCTCCTACGCTTGCGGCGACGGGTGGATGCCCTGTTCCAGACGTTCGCTTTGGATCGGTGGAAGGATTCACGTATTCGTATTCACTAAAAGTAGGTGGCGGCGGCGCGTCTACGTTTACCCGGTATTTCTGCCTTCCGTGGGTGGATGAATCAGGCGATGGCACGTTTAGGCTTGCCCGTGGGGTTGGCAGTCTTGCAAATGCGGGTTCAGGTTCGACTACTGACTTTCTGCTATGTCAGCGCGGCACGATTGCAGGGACGTACTCTTTTGATAACCTTGACCCGTGGGAAGACATTGCCCCAAGTTCGCTCCAAATCCCTATTCCAACGGGATACGCGCAGCTTTTTTCAAATGACCGTCTCTTTATCTCAGGCAACAAGTCAAGTTCCAACCCTGGCAAACTGTACTTCTCGCAAAAGAGTTACCCATTTAGGTTTAGCGAACTGGTAGACGTTCAAGACGGAGTAGCAGATAGCCTCAGTTCAGGCGCAACTAAGCTCAACAGTCCCGTTCAAGCACTTGCATCCATGAGCGCAAGCGTTCTTGGTGCTGATCCCGTAATGATCCTTACGTCTGACGCGCTATTTTCCACGGACGGAGTAACTGCAACATCACTTTCAAGCCCTCGCAAGGTAGCTCCGCACGGCACATTAAGCCCAAGATCAGTAACTGTGTACGAAGGCAATATGTACTGGCTTGACAACGAACGGCAATTTAGGTCGCTTGGCGGTTTGGTTGGTGGGCTAGGCGTTCGGCGCGTTGAGGACGTGTTCACGGGTATCAGTGGATCAGACCTTGCAAACGTTGAAGGCTTTACGTTTAGAGATAGGCTTTATTTGGCGTACAAGCCCTCTGGAGGCTCGGCAAACACTAGGGCGATGGTATATGACCAGCGCACCGGGATTTGGGTTCAGGACACTTTAGGTGGCTCACTTGATTTTAAGAGATTCCAACGAATCAGATCAAGCGGTGCAGACCTTATGACGTTTGTTACAACTGATGGGAATGTTTATGAATACGAAGGAACGCAAACGGGCAACGAGGCGGGTAGTGCTATTAGCGTTAACCTGTGGTCACGCGCTCTATCTAACCCTACCTTACAGGCAATCAGATTTTCACATCCAACAATTTACAGCGACCAGATTCCAAGTGCCGTCTGGGACTTCTCTTTGTTCAGCCATAGACTATCCACAACCGCAGCAGGAAAAATTGATATGGACTATGGATCAGAGAAGTCTTGGACGGTGGGACGAGGAACGGCTGAAAATCAACGTGTCGGAATGTCTGACTCAGCAGTGCAACTCAGAATTGAAGGCACTGCACCGGGCGGGGCAAAGATTTACTTTATCTCGATTGACAGAGAAGAACAAGGGGATCGGAAGGTGAAACGTGGCTGATGGAACTGGTTCTGATCGTATTGTTAATAGCGTCGCGAGTATTGCTACGCGCCTTCGGGATGTAGAAACGATAAAGAAGGTTAAGCCTAATACGACGCCTCCTGGCAATACGTCGGGGACGATCACAATGCTTGACGCTCCGGTCACCGTTGTAAGTTTAGCAAACTCTGACGAGTTCACTTGGCAAACGGCGAACGCTTGGGACACCATTTCATCAAACCCAAAAGCAGTATGGCTTTCGGTTTATTGCACAAGGTCAAATGCTACAACCGCTGGGAGTGTAACCGTAGAAATAAGGCGCGATAACCTTTTAATTACTCCGACCTACACGGTCTTGTATTGCGAACTTCTTCCGGTTATTTCTCGTGTGCTAGTTCCATTATCGCAATCTGGCACTTTTGAATACCAGATGACATTTCCAGGGGCGACGGCTACAAGACGTTGGGATTTAGTTATTGCCGTTGAAGGCTTCCTAGTGTAACGGGACGTTTTTAGCCTACGGCTTGTTGGAATAGGTACAGATTTACAAAAGGGAGCATTAACACATGGCAACAATTCAGGACATTATAGCGCAAGCGCAACAGCAAGCCGCATCTCAGCAACAGGTGGATGCACTTGTAAATACTCAACAAAACATTGGCGCAGACGGTTACATGAACCCTAGAAGCTACGCCAATAGCCTTGGTCGTAAGTTTAAGTTTGAGTCATCCAAGCGGGGCGCACTACTTGAACCGGGATATTTCAACGACGTTCTGTTTAGCCAAAGCGAACTTGCACCAGCACAGCGCGATATTCTGCGGCAACTGCTGATGATGAACCAAGCTGGCAACATCTACGGACGTGTAGACGACTTCCGCAACCGTGCAATGTCATCCGCTGAAAAGCAAGGTTCACGCAACGCTCGAAACATTGGCTCGGGCTATGGTAAGGGCATGGGTGATGCGTTGCGGCTTGACGCTTCCAACCGTGGCACAAGCATGGCAAACAACTTCATGCGCGATCAGCTTTCTGGCGAAGGTCGTATGCGCACTGCATCGGGCTTGCTTGGTCAGATCAACAGCTATAACCCGATGGGTTACAATATGTTCATGCAGAACGTGGGGACTAAACCGCAAGAGCAACGCGGTACAAGTGGGTTAAACACGCTTTTGGGCATTGCTTCTACTGTTGCGCCGTACTACGCCGCCGGGATGTTTGGCGGTGGTGGTGGTGGCGGCGGTGGTGGTGGGGTTGGCGCACCTGCAAACACTGGGCAAGGGTGGGCTTAAATAATGGCACTGCAACCAAACTACTCCGCAATCTGGAATCTACTTAACCCGCAACCCAATCCGTCTGCGGGTATTAAGCGTTACAAAGACCGTCCTGAGTTTGTTTCTATGAACCCAGTAATGGACGCTACAAACCCAGTAGTTGACGCTACAACGACCACAGAGACGGTTCAGCCGTCATTCCAGCCAAGTATTGCGGGATTGTTTGGAGAAACCATAGGACGCGCCGCAACAAACGAGAAATCACAGTTTGCGCGTCAAGATCAGGCTATCACGGTTGGTCGTGACATGGAGGCTAAGAAGCTTGAAGCCGAACGTAAGCGACGTGCTAGGCAAGAAGAGTTTGGCAAGAAGGCTGAGGACATTCGTAAGAAACCCAAGGTCACTAAGAACGAGGCGTTAATCAGTGGATTGATTGCGCTACTTGGCGCGGCTGGTGGTGCTACCAATTCACAGGAAGCACTTCAGAACTACCTTGGGGGGATGACCAACAAGCGCACGGACGAGCAGAACGCAGAACTCACGGCACTAGAGCGTCAGATGCAATCCGAACTTGGCATGATGGACGATCAGGCTAGTCAGGAGCAACTTCAGGGCAAATACAAGCTCCAAGACATTGAGAAGTTCATGGGTCGCGCTGAATATTACGACAAGGGCTTTAAGGGTGTTGATAAGGTTCGCGCTGATAAGAAGGAAGAGGCAAAGGTTAAGGCTGAAAAACTTGCTGAAGGTCGCTTAGGCAACATTGGCGAAGCGATTATGAAGGCTAAAAACCCTGCCGAAGCTGAGTCATGGATTGGCAAATACAACGACGAGGCAATTAAGCAAGGTAAGCCACCGATTGACGACGCACAGCGGTTTGTCATCATGGAGTCTGTCAATCAGCAGACATTGGCTAACGCGAACGAGATTGCTTACTTCAAAGCCGCTTACGACCCTATTGATAAGACAATTAAGAGGTACGCAGGTGCAAAAATGCCAGAAGCAGTTGCGGCTGACCTGCAAGCAAGAATCAATGCTCTCAATACTTGGGGCGCACCTCGTGGCTTAATGCTTCCTGCTATTGATCCAAACGCTACTCCCGAATGGGAAATGAAGACAGAGAAGGCGTTGCGAGAAGCTAATATGTGGGACGTTGACCTTGAGAACAAGAAGCAAGAGGGCATCAACAAGAAACTTACAGCGGAAAAAACTCGCCGTGACATTGAAGTTGTAAACCAAAAGATCAGGCAAGGTAAAGCCACACCTGGAGACTTAATCTACAAGAGTTTTCTTCAAGGTGAACCTGTATCTCCAGAGGAAGTTAAAACCTACCTTAAAGATAAGGCTAAGGTGCTTGACAATAGCTTTGAAACGGCTGGCTCTCATGACAAAAAATGGGCTGGTTTAGCGGTTGTCAACATCCGCACTCAGCTTGACGAAATGGCGGCGTTTCTTGGTCCAGACCATCCAGCAGTAATACAGGCGTTTCGGCGTTCTGCGGCTCAGGGCTACCTTGATCCAAAGTACAAGGACATGGATCACGCGGCTTTTTCAAAGCACTGGAAAACAGGTAAAGCCATTTTCGATCAGTACGGTCAAAAAAAAAAGTCAGTAAGTAGCATTGCTGGCATGGAAGCTATCAACGGCTACCAGAAAGTAGAGCGAAACGGTAAGCAAGTGATTCGCACGGGCAACGGTATGGAGTACCCGTTAGGCGTACCTTACGCTTGGGGCGGCGAATCTACCAAGGGCGCGGATTGTTCGGGCATCGTCTGTATGTCCATGTCTAAGAGCGGCATTAAAGTGCCTCGCACTACAGCGGCTGGACTGTTTTCAAACAAAGATTTCTTTGACGTTACGGGGCAGATGTACAACCCAGACGATCTTCTTTTCTTTGATACGGCGTCCACTCATGGTAAGGGCGGCGTGGATCACGTTGCGGTATACATTGGAAATGGGATGATGTTCCATGCTCCAAGCAAAGGTAAACCGTCACAAATTATAAGCGTAGACAAGTACCTGAAATCGGGTGCTAAATTCCTCGGAGCCAGAAGGCATACTAAACTAAAATGAGTCAAACCCCATTTGAAAAGACGTTCGGGCTAAACGTGCCTAAAGTGAAAGAGGTTAAGCCAACCGCGCCTACCACAAAGCCAAAAGCGCAAGACGACGGGTTTAAGAAGCTGCTCAAAAAGAACGAGGCTGATAAGAAGAAAGGCGAGGCTACGTTACCTAAGAGCAAGGATGTTAGACCTAGCCGTAAGGATTTTCAAGACTCCACGCCCCAAATGAAGGCGTCTAACAATCGCGGATCAAAAACTCCTGCGGTTGATATGCTTAAACAAGTAAATAGCACAGGAGCGGTTAACCCAAGTAGCTTTGCCGATACATTCACGGGCAGAAACATTCGGTTTGGTCAGCCTATTACTCCTGAATCCGGGTGGACGCTAAACCGCCAAATTGCAGAAGGTGGCAGAAGCACCATCGAAGCAGAAATGCACTCCTGGGACATTAAAAACTTTGGCGTAGCTACGTTTGGTGACGTAAACAACGTACCAAAAGACAAACGGGCATTGTGGCAAGCACGGCAAGCGCACCAAGCGAGAGCGCAGCGCATTTTGGACGGTGGGGTTGATCCTGCTCCTGTACGCGACCCTGCTAACTACCCTGGAATTGACGAAACCCTTTTAAGTTCACTTTCTGCCAAGCCACCGATGTCATACGCAGACACCGCACGGGCAACGGTGAAGGCTCAACAAGAAGCGCAAAGATATTTACAGTCTGATGCGGAAACGCGATCTAACCAAGACCTTGTAAAACTGTTTGGGGATAGGTCAAGACGTGGGTCAACTTTCGATCCAAGAGTAGACGCAGGTACTAGACGCCAAATTGGAAGTAATCAAATGGATGCGGTTGCTAGTCCATTTGAAGCTGAAAACAACGATCCAATCTCTCGCGCTATAGGTATGGCTGGCGTTCAATCAGTTAGCCCACTTACAGGACTTACTATGAGCATTGCCAACGCTGGCGACGTACTCCAAGGGCGTGAACCACGGGGAACGAGAGATATTGCGTCCTTTTTAGCTAAAACAACTCCTGGCATCGAAGGCATGAGCGATGCAGAACTTTACGGACGTGCGGCAGCATCTCCACTTACGCGATTCTTCCAAGAACCCGTATCTTTTGCTCGTGCTGGAACGGGCGATACAAGAATGTCCGACGAGCTTTCAGGGCTTGGCGCGGGTGCAGAGTTCATTGGCAACATCATCCCGCAAATGGCGGCTGGGGCGGCAACGGGCGGTGCTTCACTTGCTGGAAAGGTTGCGGCTGGAGTTTCGCTGGACTTGATCCCGATTGCTCAGATGGTTCAGGACATGGGCGGGATTGAAAACCTTCCAGCGATGGGACGGCAGCTTGTTGAAACAGCGTTTAATCCTAACGCTCCCGAAGGTGCAAGGGTTAACGCTATCGGGATGTTGACGCTACTTGGGTTTGGGGCTACTGCTGGAGTTACCGCTAAGGTAAATAAAATTCGCGGCAAGGTTGCGCCTACTTCAAGCCTTGGTGATTTGTCAGAGCTTATAGGGAATCAACCTAAAACCAAATGGAACCCAGGGCGATATGAAAAAGTTGTTGACCCGCGCACTGGAAAAGTTAGCGAAGTGTTTGTCCCTGCGGAATCAGAAGTTAAAGCCCCAGTAAATGCAAAGCCAAAGGTCCAAGCTAATAATCGGCAAGGCAACCCTAACTTGGTACGCCGTGAACTGGGTATTCCACCAGAGACTTCCACAACCTTGACGGCTTCTTCAAATATCAATGACTCTACCTTGCTGGATGATTGGAGAGGATACATGGATTCCTTTGAGCTTCCGCGATCTCAAAAGGGATCGGGTAACGCCCTTTCTGACAATGAAATAAAAGCAAAAAACAAAGAGTTTGCTGAACGGTTTGCTATTGAATTGTTGCGGCAAGAAGCAAATGGGATCAAATGGGATGATGTGAGTGATGTGTTTGGCGAAAGAATGTCTGGGATGTCCCAGAAAGACATTTTAGGGGGCAGGCTTCAACTTATTAAAAGGGCTGATGCCCTTGGTGTTGACCTAAGCGGCAGTATGCAAGCCAAAGCGCAAAGAATTTTGGATGCGCTAGGGCTAAATAAGCCAGACGAAAACTTACCGACGCCAACATTCCGTAAACCACGACCACGCATTGATTTAGGTGATGCGGATGTTATCCCAACCCCAGAGGAATCGTTTGAAATTACAGGGAAAACTCTTGCAGACCCAGAAATCGTTAAACAGGTTTATGCAATTAGATCAGCAGACCCATCAATGGGACCAGGGGCTATTGCTAAAAAGCTCGGACTAGATATCGAAGATGTTCAAAATGCCTTTGATGACATTAACGCTCAAAAATCCCGAAATTTGCGGGATGAATATGATAGGCTAGGCGAAAAGGCTTCGCCTGAAGCGATGACCGAAGCTCTGAATGCGGCAGAGCGTGACATAGCTCTCGCCCGAGTTGCGTACCAATCCGGTGACATTGAACTTGGAGAAATGAATAAGCAGGTTGCCGATGCGACCGCCAGGGTAGACAAAATCAACGCTCAGAAAGCGTCCGCAAAACCAGAACCCGCCCAGGCTCCGAAGGCTAACGAAAACTTACCGACGCCAACATTCCGCAAGACACGACCACGCATTGATTTAGGTGATGCGGATGTTATTGCTCCAGAGGCAAAGCCCCAACCACGCGCTCAGTTTAGCGATGCGGATGTTTTACCGACGTCAACCCGAACAAGGGCTAGAAGGGGCGTAGAACAGCCGGAAGTGGCAAAGGTTGAGCCGACCCCAATAGCAAGCCCGACCCGTGCTAAAAGCAAACCTAAAGCTGAGCCGCAAGCAGAATGGGAGCCAATGATCCAAAAGCGTTACGAGGACATGGTTGACGCTGAAATTAAGTTGCGTAAAGAGGCGTCTGACACTGTAGACAAAAAATCTGCTGACCCAAGATTGTCTAAGTTTGAGGATACACTAAACACTTCTCCAGATCGTAAAAATCCTGACGTGTACGTTCCAGGTAAGTCAGGGTATGAAGTTACACGAAGCGAATGGGTAGGATTGCAACCAGAGGCGTACCAAGAAAGGGCGTCAAATGGTCACAGGTCGTCAGTTGAATCAAGATTGCGCCAAGGTTTACCAGTGCCATCTAAGGTGTTAGCTGATTACCCTGATCTTGTCAAAAAGTACATCAACGAAAAGTATAGGAAGCCAGCCCAGCCCCAATCGTTCGGTGATGCGGACGTATTACCAAAGCCACGGGCTAAGAAGAGTGAGGCGAAGGTTAAGCTAAGCAAGGCTAAACCTGTACTTGAAGAAGGGCAAGGTGGCGTTCCATACTACCAAAAGCTCGGGGCAATGGACGCCGCTGATCCAGCAAGAAAGCGGATGCGCGCAGTCCCAAACAACTACAAATTGGCGTACTCAGTGGCATGGTATAACGCAAAGCGATCATTGCGGGAATCCGCTCAACCAACCCCTAAACCAACTCAAACCCGCGCCTCCTTCACGCCAAAAGAGGCAACGGGATACGCTTCTGGTGATACCCCTAACTTGGTGGGGATGGCGAAGGGCAAGCCTCCGGTTAAACCTATTTTGTCCAAACCGGATACCCAAAAAACTTTCACGGCAATCTACAACGGAAAGGAAGTTGAGGTAGATGATTTTAAGAGAGCCGCGCAACGTGTGGCTGATAACCTGTCTACGGGCGATCATGGGTATGTCCGCGATCCTAAAGGCAAGTTGTACGAGATTGCTACCGATAAGCGTAGCGCAATCCCAGTAGAAAAGATTCGGACTAAGCAAGAGCGCGATATTGCAAGGCTTGAAGAGCAATTAGGCAAAGCTAAGTCTGATGCTGAACGGGCTTCAATTCAAAGCCGCATTGACGCTACCAAATCCCCCCAAGCACCACCCGCCGCACCAGCAAAGGGCGTTGAGGCTAAGGGGAAAGAGCCGTGGGAGATGAGCGCAAAGTCCAAGGAGTGGAACGAGTTTGGCGTTACAAACGCTGACCGCGCCGCGTTTGGGTTTGCGGCAGATGACATAAAGCAAATTGATCCCAAAAAGGTTCTGACAAAATACAAGGCAGACCAGGCTCAAGTTCTTAATGAAATAAAGCAGAGCGGGTTAAGTAAGCAAGAATGGGCAAAAACTATTAAGCTGGATGAACCTATTCAATTACTTTTTGAAAAAGGCAAGTTCTTCATTGACGATGGACACCACCGAGCAGAAGCCGCTAGAATTCTAGGCAAGAATCTAAATGTAGATAGTGTCAAGATTGTGGATAAGCCGCACAGGGTAATAGTCGAACGCGCCCTCAAGGAAGGCAAGCCCGTACCCGCCGAGGTGTTAGCCGATTACCCTGATTTGGTTGCTAAGGTAAAGCCTGACGAATTGCCGGGGGATGTTGCGCCGGAAGCAAGCCCGGTTAAGGGTAAAGAACCTTGGGAGCAACCTGGAGGAAAAGATGTTTTAGCAGATGCGTATATGGCTGAGGCTGATCGTCTTGCAAGAGGGCAGTTTGGCAAGCCTCTAAATGATTCATGGACGACTGTAGATGGTCAGCCAAAGCTTGTGAAAGGCATCCCCGATTATGATAAACCCGAATTGGTGCGAAGAGCCGCAGACGCAATACGCGCAAAACTTGCTCGCGGAGAAGAGCCTGAACTGCTTGAAAGAATTAAAAAGGCTGCATTAGACACTTCTAGAAAAACTCTTGAAGTAAAGCTAGTTGCTGGAGGCAAAGCGACCCCAGAAGAAATAATTGCTCATCCAGATTTGGTAGCTAAATACGCTCCGGATCAATTAAAGCCAACCGCACGTCAAGCCAAAGGCGTTGCTGACGTAAGCGATAGGCTAAAAAGCACAACTGACAACGCTTTTGAGGGGGCGGTAAACGTAGCGAGAGAAAGGCTTGATAAGCTGAACAGGCAAAAGAAAATCTTCCTGCAAACTTACAAAGCCGACGGTGGCGACCATTTAGCCAAACTCAAATTGGACACTGCTATTGGCAATGCTCGGAATGATTTAGACGCTGAGGTTAGAAATTACAACAAGCGCAACGCTGAGTTAGGATTGCCGCCAATTAAAGCACCAGCGGCAGGTAAAACCGTCGTTACTCCACGTCAAGCCAAAGGCACAAAACTTAAAGAGACATTCCAGAAGTTCAAGGACACGGACGTTATCATTGGAATTAAACACCCACGCAAAAATAAAAAATTGACTGGCTCCGTCGCACGTATCAACCCCGAGAAAGTGAAGCTATTGCGCCAGCTTGCAAAGGACGCGGCAGAATACGGGATCGCAACGCTTGACGAGTTTGTAGATTACGTCGGCGGCATGGTGGATAGTGCGTCGGACCAGACCAAGAAGATATTCAGGGTTGCGGCAAAGCAGGTTTGGGAGGCTGAGAAGGGTAAGGCGGCTCCGGTTGCTGAGGCTACAAGCCCTAAAGGGGCTACCGGGCTTGCTAACCGGGTAAATGATGCTGAGGCTGCTACAGGATCACTCAGCGCGTCACCTAAAGGCAAAGGGGTTAAGAAAGGCACTGGTCAGGCTGAAGGCAAAAGGCAAGTGCAAGCCGGAGAAGTAAACCCGTCGGTGGTTGCTAACGACATAGCCCAAAAGCAACGTGCGTTTGCTAACGAAGTTGAGGTTGGCGTTCTCATGGAAGGGAAGCGGCAACTGGTTAATGCCCGTGATTCCGCTCGTGCGGCATGGGATAAAGCTATTGATAGTAAAGGCGACACAACCTTTGCCAAACAAGAGTTTGATAAGGCTCAGGCAGAGCTTGATGACTTTGTAGGCAAGGTGCAGACAGCCAAGACCAAGACCTCAGATGCGTTTAGAGCGTTGCAGGAAGGCACTCGGCTAGAGGATGGATCGTTTGACGACATTCTCGACCACTACGCCCGGAAGAACAACAAGAAGCGCAGCGACCTAGACCTAAATTCCAAGGACTTGGTTGAGCTTAAAAAGGTTGTTGAGGCTCGGGATTCTACAATCAAAAAACTTGAAGAAATGATTGCAAAGAAGGAGTCGGCTAAGGTTGAGTCTGGGCTTGCGATTGCTCGTGGTCAGGCGCGTAGCCGTGGACCTCGCACCAGAGAGGCTATCCGTACAGATATGGATGCGGCTAAGGCTAGACTGAAAGAGTCTGTCAAGAAGAGCTTGATGGCTAATTCAAGTGTTGCTGGTTCAGGTTTTGGTGCGCTCGGAGGCAACTTCCAAGCACTAGCAAAGAACGCTCCAGAAGTGGTCAAGGCAATTAAGGACATTGTGGTTCTGACCATTGAAGACTTAAACGTTCAGCGGCTAGATAAGACGTTTTACGATGCTGTCCGCAAAGAGTCTGAAATGGATTTGTCGGACTCTGACATTCGTTCAGTAATGGCTGGGTTTTACAATGAAAAAGTTGTGCCAATAAGCGAGATTAGACAACGAGTTGCTAAGTTAAAGTCGCTGGCACGGGCAGAAGAAACATTGAAGCGGACGTTATCGGGTGAAAACATTCCGGTTCGCAAACGCGCCGCGCTAACCGCTGAATTTGAAGAAGTGCAAAAGGAAATTGCTTCAATTCGCAAAACAACAAACCTACAAGGCTCAATTAAAGACCTTGAAGGGCAACTTGCTTCTGGTAAATTTACTGTTAACCCGCCGAGAGAAGTAAGGGAATTGACCATTGAGCAAGCCAAACTTCAAAAACGAGTAGACGATTTGCGTAAACGAATCAAGATGATGGTTAAGCTCAATGAGCCTAAAACTTCTGCTGATAAACTTGCTGACTTTGTTGGAGCAAGCGTTCTGTCAAACCCAGTAGCCCGTGCCTTTGACCTTGCCGCTAACACCGTCAAGCTAGGGTCGTATCTTGCCACAAACGGGCTTCGAGTGCCTATGCACGTTGCTATGGATCGCTTATTCCTAAAAGGCGTCTCTGGTGGTGGCGAAAGGTTAATCACCATTCGCAAACTCAGAAGAGCAATGGAAGGCTACGGCGCGTCTGTTAGAGAGGAATCAAGCCAGAACATGAAGGGCATGGACCCTGATAGCGCATCAAAGTACGGACGTGGTTCGTTTGTAGCCCGTGCTACAGGGATGACTGATATTCCGTTCAAAGAGTTTTACAACCGCCTTGCCTTAGACGATATGGCGTCTGCGATTGCAGAAAAGGAGCTTGGCAGACGCGCTCCAAAGGCAGACCTAGACTACCGAATCAGGGAGCTAATCCAAAATCCTACGGATGAGATGGTAGCCGTTGCACACGATTGGGCTTTGCGGCAGACGTTCAACATTGATAACGTGTTTGGAAAGTTGCAACGAAACATTGTCACTTCGCTTGAAGAGCTTGGCAGGGCGGGCGGTGGCGAGGCTGGAAAAGCGTATGGCAAAGTTGCAGGAATTATTTTAGAAACGCCTTTCAGGTTTTCTAAAGTGATTGGAAACGTTGCTTTAGATAGGTTGAACAGCAACCCGGTAGCCGCCGCTGTTGAATCTAGTATGAGGCTTGCTTCAATGGGAAAATATGGTTATTCTCCAAAACAAGCTCGTCTGATTGCTGATATTGCGGCAAAGGGATTAACGGGCATGGCTCTTACTTATGCTGGTCAATATGCTTATGAAAACGGAGCTTACGATCCTGAGTTAATCAAAACCGAAGGCGGGACGATGTTCTTTGACTTTGGCAAGATTGCTCAGATTGGAGGTCCACTGGCTCCATTTATGTTCGGGGCGGCAATGCGAAAGATTGAAGACCTTGACTTGACAGAAAAGCAAAAGTCCGCACTACGATTCAAGATGACGGTTGACATTTTAGCCGATCAACCTACGTTTTCGGGGGCTAAACGTGTTTCGCAAGCATTGGAAGGCGAAAAGGGAGCGGAGAAATTTGCGGGGCAAGTAAGTTCTACCCTTGTACCGTTCTCTGGGTTCCTTGGAGAATGGGCTAGGCAGCAAGACTCTTACAAGACAAAGCAGGAATACCAAAAAGAGCGGCGCGTAAAATCTGATAGCTTTACCGACGAGTTCAAAAAGAAAATTCCGTGGCTTCGTGAGACATTGCCTGATGCAAAGTTTACTAAGGTAGGCAAAAGTGGTAAGTCGTCTAGCCAATCTGCATCACCAACGCCCACCGACTTCTCCAACATGACCAACGAGGAACTCATGCGGATGTCTGGCGGCACGAACTGAAAGAGACGAAAACGCGGTTAATCTTGTTAGGTTTATTATGAGTTACATTGTTGACCGCATCTTAAATTCGCCTGAAACTATTGCCGTACCATCGTCCGCAAGTGATCCTATTAACTTATGGTCAAGCATTGCCGCACTTCCTGCAACGTCGCTTCAAGACCTTGTTGTGTACTTGCATAATCCAGCAGGATCAGGCGCAAATCTTTACGTTGGTCTATTTAAGGAAGATACAGCAGTTACAGCAACAGTGGTTAGCATATCTGAAGGGCTTACATTTACGGTTGTACCTGGCGATACATTCCCGCTAGGGATTCGGCGCGGTGCTGGTGAAATCTTCCTTACGGGCAATGGAGCCGCAATCAACATTGAAGTCACTATTGCATCCGTCACAGGAGTTCAAGCTTGCTAGGTAATAGCCTTGGCTCAGTGGTTAAGTCTAGCCAGTCGTACCTTGATCCAATACCAGGCGTAACAAACCAAAACGCGATTCACAGACTAAGCCAATTTCAGTCAGAAATTACTTCTACCGGAATTGACATTGTAGCGTTTGGGGACTCTATTCTTGGCACGATTCCAAATATAGCAGGTAGCGAGGCTCGTAACTATTACAGCATGATCGCGGTAGCGCGTCGCATTTTACAACAACGGCTTAACCCTGCATCTGTACCTGGCGGCATGGGCTTTGTTCACCTTACCAACGGTAGCTCGTTTGCCAGGAACGCTGACCCAATTAACTCGGCTGACCCTCTTACGGCAACGGATACGTACACCAACGGGGCAAGCGCGGACGGGGTAGGCGGTCGAATGACTCAGGTGAAGTCTGGTGCTACACGTTACTTTGGCGCGCTTCTGCGTGGCGATACGACGCCTACATCTAACTACCTTCCATCGGACAAAACAAGAATCAAATCGTTTAGGGTGATTGCTCGGATTTACTCTGGTGGTCCAACGGTTCGGGTAGACGCGGCGGTAGCATCGTGGGCGGCTGCTGGTGCTGGATCGGTAACAGGTACGTTTGACACTAACAACGCTACTACAATTTATGGCGCAAAGTCTGGGGTTTTTACACTAGCCTCCGACACTGTTCACAACCGTATCATTGCTCGTGGCGGGGCGGCTGGTAACGACGCTTACATTGATGGCTATTTTCTTTACAACCTTGACCAATCTAGCGGCATCCGCGTCTCTGAAATTGGCAATCCTGGTGCTAAGTGGTCTGACTGGTCGGCAAACTCACTTACTGCAACCATTGGATCGTCTGCCACAAGGGCAAATCACTACCTTGCAAACCCGAGAGTAGCAATCCTTAGCTCGCTTATTAACGATGGCAACAACTACCCGACTACTTCTGTTGCGACGTTCAAGGCAAACGCCCGGAACGTTATCCAAAAGTGCGTAGACGAGGGCATGAACGTGATCTACGTTATCCCGCCTAAGCCTATTATTTCGGCGTTCTACGACATCGCAGGGGATGCGGGGCTTTCGGTCTATACCAACGGCTATTTGCCTATGGTTGCGGCTGTGAGAGAGCTTGTTGCAGAGTTTCCTTCTAGGCTTACGATCCTTGATCTTGGGTTTATGAACGACTATGCCGCTTATGCTGATGTTGCAACAAAGAACGTAGCAAACGGCATTACCGAAAGTACAAGCACATTGGTTCACCTTGGAATACCGGGGCATAATTTAGCAGGAAAAGCTCTTGCAGATTTGATCTATCGTGGATTAACTCTTTCTGTTTAATGCAGGGCTTGCTTTTATTGTGCATAATCCGGTATGAACGTTGTACGTAGGAATGAACCATGAAAGGAATGTTCTGGGAAGACGGCATACTGAAAATCTCATTTGTAACCGATGAACATTTTCCTGTTCAGAGTGACGAAGCTATTGAGTGGCGGTTTGAGCAAATCGAACAGTTCAAGCCGCACATTGTTTGGTTTGGTGGCGACGTTTACGACGGTGAGGCTTGGAGCCGTTGGGATCAAAAGAATTGGTCGCAATACGAAGAGTACGTCAAAACCGCCGAATACTTCCAGCGGTACAACGACATGGACTTCATTAAAAAGAAGGTGTGGATGTACGGCAACCACGAACATAACCGGACGCAACCGGGACGCCTTAAAAAGTCTCAGTTAGAGCTTCTTGATTGGGAGTCGTTCGCTCCACCAGGTAAGTTAGCACTAAGGGATGTCGTTCAGGATTGGCGCATTATTAAGGATTATGGGTCTGATGTTTATAGAAGCATCGGACCCATTGCCTTTACGCATGGCACACGGCTAGGATTAAAAGCTGCTGAGGGCGAAGCTGATTACTTTGCTCCACACATGGGGCTATGTTTATCGGGGCATACGCACAAGCCCGTACCCGTCACTAGGGCAATGCGAAACGGAGGCGTTCCTGCTGATTACTGGTTTGCAAACGCTGGTACGGCAATGTGTCCCAAACTTGCTGACTACATGGGCAGGGCTAACCGTCAGGGATGGGGTTGCGGCATCGTAAACATCGAAGTCCATTCCAAGGACGCCACGCTTTACAGTGAAGGTCGCAAAGTGTTCAGGACAAAGATTTGGGAAGCTGAAACTAAGATCAGGGGCATTTACCGGGACGTGATCCACGGAAGGGTATCATGAAAACAATGAAAACAATTACCGTAAGAGAAGCCAACAGCCGCATCGCTCGGTATCGTGGCTTTCTAGGCTTAGAGATACCCGAGCTTATTGTACCGACGCCTGATCCTGTAGGTTGGTCTGACAAAGAGATTCTAGTGCCGTGTGGCTTTACAGGGTCGCTCTACTTCCAAACTGAAGGCGTCAACGTGTCCATTGGTTCATCGTTCCGCAAGGGGCATAAGAAGGACGAAGAAGGCAAGCCGTACCTTGATGGGCTGATTCTTGAAGCGGTTGTTGAGCGTGGCATGGTCTTTGCTCAGAATGTCAGCCACTCCTTCTTTGATATTATCGTTAGGGGGTGCGAGGAAATAGGCACGGGAATCAAGCTCCAAGATTGCCAGAGTTTGGCTCTGTGCGCCACGCTGACGAACATCGGCATCCAAGACCCATATCTGACAGGGCAAGGGTACGGCGTGATCGTACAGGACTGCGAGGCTTGCATCATCTCGGACGTGCAGGTGAGCGGGGCGCGGTATGGTGTTTCTCTCACGGGGTCGAGCGAGGCGATGCAGATCGTCAACGTGTTTGGTCATGTCCTGGTCGCTCATGTAGACTTCCATTCTGGCGAGCATCTGCGCCCGATCGTCGCTGGTGTTGCTTCGGTGAAAGACGGCAACGAGACGTTCGGCGGTGGATCGGTGGATGGGCAATTCTACGGGGTTGAGGAATTGCGGCGGGTTGAGAAGGTTGGCTGATTTGTACGGAAGGTGACCGCAAACCGTCCTTCTTCCGTACATTCTAGCCATAATCGCCTCAGCACTTGAGGCGAATCGCGGGGTTAATCGCCTCAGTCATTTTGCACCTTCGTTTTGAATTTTACGTTGTATTCGCTCAGTTCTTCAAAAGTCCGAATATCGCTTAGGTCTAGGTCCTTAGCGGAATCTTCAATGACTTCATGCGTAATCACATACTGAGTGCAAGCGCAAACGCTCAGCAATGATTCTATGATTTTCTTAGGGTAAAGCCCTTCGCCGTGGTACAAAGTTCGACCCCATGCAAAGATTGCGAACCCTTGGGTTTCGTGTTGTACAATTATAATTTCGTCGTCATTCATTGTTCTTTTTTCTCTGTGGGGGATTGCTCCCCCGGTTGGTGCGGTGGGTTAGGCTGGTTGCTTGGATTCAAGGGCTTTGATTCGGTTCTTTAGCTCTTCAATCTCAATCTTGGCTACGTCCTGGTCGTATTTCATCAGCCGAATTTGAACGTAGAGCGGGTGCTTCATTTCGTACATCTTGCCTGGATCAACCTTGTCTGGGGTGGTCAGTACGCAAGTGTAGGAATCGGAAGCCACATCATAATCAACTTGTCGAAACAGGAACGGGCTTCTTAGCTTAAATTCCTCAATGATGTCACTGCTTACTTGGAATGGTTCGGACGGGGCTGGGAACGCAATCCAATCGCTCTCATGCTCCATGCGCTGAATGATTGGTTGTTGTGATGCTGGTTTAGTTTCTGTAATGCTCATAAGTGTATTCTCTCGTCGGTCGTGGGGCAAAAGCCCATGTCAAATGTCCACCTGTGGGGGTGGGGGTGGGTAAATCTGCGGTGCTGAATTGCATGAGTTAGGCTGATTCCTCCATGAACAGGGAATCTTGCCCTAGTCGTTGCACTGCAATCTCGCAATACTTTTCCTCGCGTTCGATACCGATAGCCCGTTTACCTTGGAGTTTTGCCGCTACCAGCGTGGTTCCCGATCCCATGAATGGGTCTAGGATTGTATCGCCCCCAAACTGCTGAATAAACGATGTAAATAACTTTACGGGCTTTGATGTTGGGTGCCCGGATTGCTCAGTGTTAAATTGCCACACAGCCCTTTTGCCGCCTCCGTCCCAAGGGCGTTTGTTATTTCTCATAATGCAAACTGATTCCCAGCCCGTCGCTGGCTTATCGCCCGTAAATTGAGGTGCTGAATTGGGTTTAACCCAGACCCCAAACTGCATAAATTCAAACCCAGTAGGAGGATCTGTTTCGCAACTAAACGTATGCTCTCGTGCCATCGTCGCAACAAACCAGCCATCTAGCGGTAATTTTTCAATGACGGCGCGAATGTCATCTAGTGAAATGCTGTCAAAATCAACCAAGGCTTTCGGGTTATTACTGTTTCGTGTTCTAGCCCCTTTATGAACTTGGTCTGAATAAGGCGGGTCAGTAAGAACCAGATCAACCTTTGGCAAGTGTGGCAATATGTCTCGGCAGTCAGCGTGATAAATCGTGATGCCTGCGTGTTCGTAGTACGGTTTTGGTAGACTCACGCCTCTTCCCCCTTCCAGCCGATTGACCGGGCGAGTTGCTCTATATTTGCGTGAGAGTAATACTGAGCGTCATAGCCTATCAGTTCATCATCATGGGAAACAGTCCAGCATCCAATTTCTGACTTACCTGCATAATCAGCCGTGACATTGTTGATTGATAGCGTCGTGTTCTCCATCAAGAACTTTGCCGCCGCTAGTGTGCTTTTCGGGGTCATTGATCCAGCCCTGCCTTCTTCCGAGCGGCTTTCATGCCTTCGGGAGTGTCGGGGAAGATAAGCCCAAGCCTGTAGTCGTCTAATTTAAGTTCGGTTTCTTCCCATTTTATAGCGACCACTGCTTGAGCGGATCGGATCACGCAAAGAACCTGATCTCCGATTGTCGGCTTCCATCGCTCACTCACAGCTCCCTCCCGGCTTCTGCCAACAAGTCAGCGATTGACTGGGCGGCGCGTTTGGCTCGTTCGGGGGTGCGGAAGTTGAGTTCAATGGCTTGATCCCTTTCTTCATCCCAAATGCTCATAATTACTTCTGTTGGGTGATGAGGAATCTCAAAGACAAACCCTTCAATAT